TGAAGCTGCAGAAGTATCTGAGCTTTCTAGCATTATGTTTTCACCTGGACCTCCGTTTTTAGAATGTATAATAGGAGTTCCTGTTTCAGATGTAGTACCAACAGTAAGTTGACTTGTAATTGTTACGTCATTAGGTAGTCCGATAGCTACTTTAACATCTGTACCTACTTTAGTTACCAGTGTATTTATTTCATTTGATACACCAATAAATTGTAAGTCATCAGTAGATAAGCTCACATTTTGTGATCCGCTATCACCATCTACTGTTAATGTCGTTGATATAGCTGCTGTTGTAGCCGCTGTTAACCTACCTTGTCTATCAACAGTAATTACAGGAATAGCAGTTGCTGATCCATAAACACCACTGTTTGTGGCTGTCATATCACTTGCTGTATCATCTAGATCAATACTAACTCTATTACCAGAGTGGCTAGTTGTAATACCTGTATCACCTGCTATTGTAAGAGTTTCAGAATCTAAGTCTATAGATATAGATCCTGCTCCATCTGTAGTTAAGTCTAGATCTTGTGCTGTTATTTGTGAATCAACATAACTTTTTATCTGTGATGTTGTAGCTAAACCTGTGCTGTTAGTTGAAACAGCTTCTGTTTGTATTGCAAAGCTTGGTATAGGACCGCCTGCATTAGTTATTACTAATTGATCTGACGTGGTAGTTTCAACTCCTGTTATATCTCCAGTTATAGATACGAAGCTACTACCATCATAAATTTTTAGTGCATATGTTGCTGCACTTCCGCTCGAGGTATCATAGTAGACTCGACCGATTTGTAAGTTATTACTAGGAGCGGATCCTAGCGGCTCAATAGTAGCCTGCTCTATTCTATTTCCTCCTAGATTTATATGGTTTAAATATTTTACGCTCATAGTATTTTATTTTATTAATTTAAAAAAGCTTTACCTGCAAACGCTGCGGTAAATAAAATTTGTAGCTTAGTAGAACTACTATTACCGGTTGCCCAGTCTTTGTAGATTACTTTACCAACTACTTCAGTTTCCGATGTGTCTACTACGCTAACTGATGGATACTTTCCTAAATTATGTGTAACTAACCATGTGGAGGAAGCTACACTTTGTGTGTGTACAAAATTTAGGTCGCCAGCTCCTGCAGGTCCTTGTGTACCTACAGCTACTACCGTAACAACATTACCAGATGTTGTAACTTTATTACGAGTACTATCTGACAGTCTTACTACGTTACCTGCTGGGGTTGTAATTTGTACTTTATTTGCCATTACCCAACACCTTTTATAACTTGAATCTGTCCTGTTAACAACCTTGTAACAGTTCCAGATAAATTTATATCTAAATCATAATCTGCTCTATTGAACTTTAATAACTTTGTTTGATTTGCAGTAAGGTTTATAGTAAACTCTCCACCGGAAGGATTACTAAGAGTTATACCGTTACCATTAGACAAATTTAAAACAAAATTCTGATCACTCCTATTATCTTTAGCTTTTAAGGTAATATTAGCACCAGATAAATTTATTGCTGTACCAGAAGCATCTTCATATTTGATTGTATTTCCAAAAGTTGCTCCTTGTTCTATTTTAAAATTGTGTGATCCTGCTCCCATTATAAAGAATAATCAAAAACGTTAGGTTTACCTTTACCATTGTTTTCTATTAAGGTATATCCAGCTGAGCTAGTCCACCCGTTTGATTCGCTGTAGAAGTTGCCGGTAAACAACGGAGCAACATCTATAGCCCTATAATCTGCTTGATCTACATATGTTTCATTTAGTGTATGATAAACTTTTCTAGTTTTTCTACTATGCCAATGCCCACCAAGCAGTACATTGTAAAGACCTTGTTTTCCATATTCCCATATAACTTTACCAAAGTCTCTTTTAGATAAGCCATGATGGTTATGAGTCATAATATAGTATATATTATCTATTTTAGATCCTATAACTAATGGACTAAACTCAAACTTAACATCAGTAATTGCATTTCTTAACATATAAAAAAGCAATCCGGCTATATCTCCTTCGTTGTCATGTTTAGCATCCGAGGTAGATCTATCATGATTACCTGAAACCATGTAGACTGATGTAAGATTTTCTATATTAGATAGAAACTCCTTAACTATCTCAAATGCTAAAATCACAACGTGATGTCCATACATTCCTTTACCCATAGACTTCCAAGAGTTTATGTGATTTAGTCCTGTAAATGACTCTATGAAATCACCTAGAAATATTACCTCTAGACTTTCATAGTTTCTACTATTCACCTGATCAGCAATACTTTTTAAATATTGTATTACTGTTTTATAATTAAAGTCAGGTGTACGTTGTAAATTTCTAATATCAGCACCAATATGTAAATCTGCCAGACATAAAACTCCAGTCTTTTTTCCAGGAGTTCGTTTTACATTAACAATAGATATCGCCTTATCAAGTTCCTGCTTGATAGCTTGATAGTCTATTTCTTCTTCTCTCGGTTTTAAGGAGAGCTTGACTTGATAATTAGTCTTTTTACCCGTCTTAGTTGAAACATCCCAAGCATTACATGAATAGCCTGTGACTTCATACTCATTGACATCAATATCAAAGAACGTTATCGCTTCTTCTAGCGATGTAATAGGTTTTTCACCTTTATAATTGTACACTGTCGGTACTCCGTATGAATCTTGTTTTACTTCTTTTGCTACTTTAGCTACTTTTCTTCTTAACGTTCGATGCGAGAATGCATCGCTCTTCTCTAATATTCTATCCGCTGTTTTACTGTAAGATTCATTTGGGAATCTACTGAGAGTATCCCGTATTAAATCTTCTAATGTCACCTTATGGTTAGTTTATGTTACTATAAATTTACATTTTTATTTTTTAATTAAAAAAAGGCGGTGACTAAGACCGCCTCTTTCTAACAAACTAAAACAAAATATAAAAAAAATGTTTTTTAAGCCTTAAGCTTGTCTACTTCTGTTTTGATAGAGGCAGGAGTAACAGTTGAGTTACCATCCGCAACATATACATAAATACAGAAGTCTTCATATGCTTTTGCGTTACCAACTGCTTTAGAAGCGTATTCTTTTGTTCCTTCAATAACTAATAAATCATAGTTACCAGAAACAACAGAAGCAGGCTTCTTTAATGTTGCAGCTGATCCAGCTAGACCATACACACCATCAGCGATAAATCCTTCTTCCTCTACAGCTTTTACTTTAGCTTCTGTACCTTGTGAAGGAACTGCAGCTGTAGTATAAGTAATAGAACTTGCATCATTCATTGCTAATCTAAAATGAGAATCAATTGGAGCAGTAATGTTAATACTTGCATCAGACTCATCAGACGCTGAGAATCCAAAGAATGGAGAGTCAGCTTTAGCAAATTCAGCATCCATTAAAGCTTTGATAGCATCTGCAGCTGCCTCAGCATTTGCTGCACCGACTGCTTCAAATGTTTTAACTGGAAGGTTCATTGTACCTTTAGTTGTGTTGATAATTTTTACGTATGCAGAGTTATCAGACTCTAATACGACTAGTGCGTTTGACACCTGAGCTGTACCGCTACTGTAGGCTAGTATAGCTGTGCTTTTAACGTCCCCTTCACTAATAGGACCTACAAGTTTTGAACCGAAAAATAATGATACATCTTCTTCACCTCCTGATAGATCTAATGCTCCACTATCTAA